TATACTGAATATATCCCTCCGCCTCACCGTGGACACGAGGAACACAATATTCAAATACTAATTCATTTAACTCGATAATCTGATCGCGGATGTTGGTAGGAGCGTTGGCGGCGTTCTGAAGGTAAATCGTCCTCATAATGATGCGCAGGGTATCGCAGTCCTGTTCGCCGACTACGTACTTCCCGCGCGACCTCTGATAGACGCCCGCGCGGATTCCGTTCTGGATAATCTGCATATTCTCCTTGCTAAAGAATGCGTTGGAGAGCGGCGTGTTCTCCCAAATCCCATTCAGTGCGTCACGGTAAGTTACACATTGATGGACGGGGTTTTTGTCATAAAGAGCGAACTGGTCTTGTGTTTGGGGGGTTACGATATCCAGACGTCCATTCTTTGGTTGTCCGATAAATGTTTCTTCAGGAAATGCGCGATATTCAAACCTATTCATATTTATGATATTAGTTTATATAGAATATATAGAGTATTTATATAGTAATATGGATTTTATTTCTAGCGCAAAAAATTTAGGGTCGTCCGCATTCGGAAGTTCGTCATCAGGAGCGAATGGCACCAGTAGCGGTAGTGGAAACGGTAGTGGCAACGGCGGCGCAGGGATGTTTAGCAACTTTTCTAATCTATCCATTCAGAAAATGGTCTTGATTTTGGCTGTCATCGCATTTGTTATCTCGGTGGGAACTGTTGCGGTTTTGCTATGGAAGTCGAAGAGCACGCAAAAATGGCCGCCCGAAATCGCGAAATGCCCGGATAGGATGGAATTAAATGCTGCGGGCGACACGTGTGTTGATAATTATGGATTGGGCGTCCCTAACTATACCGTTGACCCAAGTGATTGTCGTAATTTTCAGAATATTAAGACAAGTTTTATAACTGACGGTGAAGAAGGCTCATATCTTCCGTGGGAGGGTGTAGTTGACGGTAAGGCATCGCGTGCCGCCTCATTAAAGTGTACTATATGAATATTACAATGACATAATCTATAATTAGTTTATGTCATCGTCAACTGTCACGCGCCATCGCCTCGCCTCGCCTCGCCTCGCTTCGCTTCTACATTGCGTATGCGCCTGGTGCCGCACCTGATGCCGCCTTTGCCACTGCGGGAAGAGAATCGGAAGGAGCGCCAACTCCGTAGGAGCCCATCTTCATATTACCAGTGACGCACATGGAGTAGAACAATCGTGACTGGAAGTACATCAGGGCGTATACCAGAATCATCAAGAATGAATATAAACCAGTCATTATCGTGATTTTTCCCCTAAATAAGAGCACAAGTGACGAAACAAACCCTAGACCGGCCACTGCCAAGAAAATAAAATTCACGACAGTCAGCCAGTAAAATAGCAAGCAATAATCCTTATCGAGAGGAGCAAACAACTGTTGAATCGCGTTCATTGTCTGAATATACTCGGTTATAATATATAAAAAGAAAAAGTTGTGTGTAAATAGTGTTCTAATCACGTCATTTCGTGTAATGGAAATCGTCTCAAAATCTCTCGGTGTCAGTGCCGGTGTCAGTGCCACTGTGTCCTCGAATTACACAAACTTCCTCGGCCGGGATACTATCTACAACAACATCCGTGAGTTCCTCGCATCTTTCCAAACCAACAAGTCCGACCTCACCTTCAAGCGTGGGATCTACATCTATGGTGCGCCGGGGACCGGAAAAACTGAATTCGTCGTCCGACTACTTAAAGAGCTCAACTATGATATGGTGAAATATGACGCAGGTGATATAAGAAATAAGTCAATCATTGACTCCATTACCCAGCACAACATATCCGATAAAAACATAATGTCAATCTTCCAGCGCAAAGTCCAGAAAATCGTCGTCGTTATGGATGAACTCGACGGAATGAATAACGGCGACAAGGGCGGCATTACATCTCTCATCAAGCTCATTCGGCCCAAAAAAACGAAGAAGCAGAAGCAGGAAGAAATAACGATGAACCCGATTATATGTATCGGTAATTACCACATTGACAAGAAAATCAAAGAACTAATGAAGGTGTGTTATGTGTACGAGTTGAAAACGCCAACCCCCGCGCAAATGACGCAGATTATTGATATGACAATACCGAATATTGACGCAACGATGCGCAAAAACATCATCGCATTCGTCCAGGGCAATCTACGCAAACTTGGCGCCGTCGCCGAGATGAGTAAGAAGTCAAACACGATACTCGCGAATAATATCCTCCACGCGATATTCCAGCCGAAAACATATAACGAAGATATTAAGAAAATCACCGAAAAATTGATGAATACATCCTATCCGATATCTGAACACAATGTCCTTATCAATGAGACTGATCGCACGACGATTGGTCTGTTATGGCACGAAAATGTGATTGATGTTCTCGAGAAATTGCCAGTCTCTGTATCCGCGCCGTTTTATAAACTCGTCCTCGACAATATCTGCCAGGCCGACTATTTTGACCGGATTACATTCCAGAACCAGATTTGGCTTTTTAACGAACTTTCGTCACTAATTAAAACATTTTACAATCATCATCTTTATCATAAAACGTTTCCGAAAAAGCCGCGGTTTCATCCTACGGAAGTGCGATTCACGAAAGTGCTTACAAAATACAGCACAGAATACAATAACCAATTATTTATACAGAACTTATGTATCCAACTATCAATGGACCAGAAGGATCTGTTTGCGTTTTTCTTAACACTGAAAAAACAGTATTCCGAGGATGAAATTCCGCGAATATTGGAAATGTATGAAATCACGAAATTAGATGTAAATCGTATCTACAGATATTTAGACAAATATATGGAAAAAATGGAGTCGGATTGCGAAAATGAAGTGGAGCGAAGTACCGACGGCGGTGGTGGCGACATTATCACTCCGGAATTACGCGTTTGAATAAATCCAAAAAGATATTGCCATTATTTAGAAACATTCCGGTTCGATTTCATTTCATTTCATTTCATTTCATTTCATTTCATTCAATGGGCGCATCTATCTCTTTTGATTCTAAATATCGCTTAATTTTAGATACTGAAGTAGAATGTATTTCTACAAACACACCGAAACCAGCTGCCGATAAAAAGAAGTCTCGCCAGGTAGGCGACGGTGGCAGTGAGAGCGAGAGCGAGAGCGGGAGCGGGAGTGGCAGTGGCAGTGGCAGTGGCAGTGGCAGTGGCAGTGAGAGCGACAGTGATAATGATAACAAGACATATAATGTGAAAATAACACCCGAAATTACTAACTATATTCGTAGCTATCTTCGCAAGAATCAATTCCTGAGTGAGTTTGACTTAATAACAGAGATAGAACTCGAGCGTTATAGTCACGCACCTGGTTCTGCGCTTGTTTTCAATTCCGATTCGATCGTCTTCAATCCAGCCAATCAAACGATTGAGGCAATTGGCGAATGGGAGTATATTGAACCAGATAAAGACGTCACAAGTTCGTCTTCGTCTTCCGCGCATAAGAAATCAAAATCCAAGGGTGGGCGGTCGCGTGACTTCGACGACGACGAAAGCAATAATGAGTCTAAATATAACACCAAGAATGACCAATTGCCTGTCGGCGAGATTGAAGGAATACTCAAGGATAAATTTGAAGAATATAACAAGACGCGCGAGTTTGTCATTCACGGGTCAAAGAATAGTTTTTTGGCGATGCTTATCAAATCGGTGGAAATTGTAACTGCGTAAATCGCTAAAAAGTAATAACATAGAAATTGTAGTATTTTCTATGTTATGGAATGGTATGGAATGGAATGGTATGGAATGGAATGGTATGGAATGGAATGGAATGATGGAATGGTATGGAATGGTATGGAATGGTATGGAATGCGCGAACGGGACTGGTTATACAAATATGGTTTCGGTGTCAGTCGCTGCGGAAGTAGACGCACTCGGCACGGGCGCACGAAGACGTTCAGTTAGTAGCTCATCGCAATGTTGTTTAAGTAGTCTGTTGTCCTCTTTTAACTGCGCAATTTCTTTATTACGTTCATCAAGGTCAACCTGTAGTTTATGAAGAATTTGGACGACCTGTTGATTATTCAATGTTACCGGTTCTTGGCCTGGCTGCTGTAAAATGATTTGCCCGCCAGTACCGCCTCCCGCCGCAGCAGCGTCTTCCGCCATCTTTGCGCGCTCTTTTTCCAATTGGAGAGTTTGCGCGATGACGTCGGGTTTCATTTCAGGTCGTCCCGGCGCATAATCTTCCAGAAGTTTCTCTAGTTCCACCATATAAAACCGACGTTGTGCGGCATCCTTTATGAAATCCATCACCTTCTTGGGTGAATCGCGCACGATATCCGGGTTCGCATTTATCAGCAACTTGCGTTTATCAAATGTATTATGGTCGTGAGAGAATACCAAAATCACCTTCATCGGGTCTAGTTGGACAAATGGCACAGTGTAATCTTTCAGGAACGCGCGTTCTTCCGCCAGACACGCTTCTTCATTATATCGGTGCTGTTTCAGCAATTTACGTTTGAACGCAAATGTTCCAGCCGTCGCGTGATTCGGCCCATAGGGGCCAAACCGCTTCATTTGTCCGATGTGCTTAAAATAAATGTAAATCTCACTTGAACCTGCGCACAATGCGTCTGGATGCGTAACAAGCATATGAACCGCGTGAGATACACGCTGGGGTGGGTAGTAGTCGTCGTCGTCCATATACACCAGGATTTCACCGCGCGATTTCTCGTGAAGAAGGTTGCGCTTTTTGCCCAGTGTCATTTTCGTATCATACTTGAAATACTTAACACGAGGATGCGACGCAACCAGGTCTTCCACTGGATCTGTGCCATCATCGATAATAATCCACTCCATTCGGTCTTGCGGGTAATCCTGGTTATTGAAACACGCTAACATCGCGGGAATAAAGGGCCGACGGTTAAATGTTGGAGTACATACACTGACAAATGGATATTTTTTGAAATACTCAGGAGTTGATTTCTCGGGTATGCCTGCTGCTGCTGCTAAAGTGCTCGCGCTTGCCTTTTTGCCACCCATTTTATATAAATTTGTATATTAATTTATACACTGAATTGTTTATGTTCTTTCTATGCGCCCCAATTCTTTATTTTATTGAAAAAGTCCATAATACCTTGCCAGTAGTGCGTGAGATACAATATCAGTAACATCAAAATCACGATGGCTGCGACATTGATGTCAAGATACTCGAATGCGTAAAACATAAGGGTCAAATTAAAGAAGAAGAATATAATCGGAACATAACGAGCATACAGTTCTCGATACTGATCCCAGTGAAGTAGCGGGTAAATAAAGAATGTCCCGATGAATTGGATGAGTTGGACGACATAGGAAATCACGGGTAATATCCCAATACCAAACCCTGTAAATAATGACCATAATGAACCGCCAATAAATTCTTTACGATTATCAGTTTGATTTACAATCATTCCAATGACTGTGGTGAAAAAAGGCCCACCCATCAACATAAACCCGGCGAATAAAAGAAAGACAAATGGCATAAAAATAATAAACAGCGGCGAGACCACGTCGTATAATTCCTTCGGAATATTATGCGATAGTTTGGTAATGAATTCAAAAATATACAGCGTCATTGCGCGGTCGGATGAAAACGAGAATATAAATGAATTGTTAATCCATTGCTTAAATCGCGCCTTAATAAAATCCCAGTTCAAGAGATTGACTTTGGTTACACCTTCATCAACGCTATCTTTTATCATATCAATATCGTCCTTCGTGAGGCAGAACCATTTAAAAACGTATGTATCCAGAATAATAGCCGCTTTCAGGTATATTTTTTTAGAAGATGAGATTTTGGGGTCGTCCGCAATTCCGCCGAACTTGTCTTCGCATTCCGCATCACACGATGTATATTCATTGGTATAACAATACGGCCATTTATGGCGGTCAGTGGGGAATAGTTTTTCTAGATTAAGACTATTCATACGGATACTTTCAGGTGCGGAGTAGAATAGGATATTCACACAAATAACTGAAATAATGAGTGTTTCAATGAAGAGTGCGAGAACACTCAATCCGAATTCTTTGAGTGCGGCGATATCGAACATTGTTTTCGCGGCAGCTTTTGTGGCGGCGGATTTCGTTTTTTTTGTGTCCTCGTCCGCCTCCTCGTCCGCCTCCTCCTCCTTGTCATCGCCGCCAAACATCCCACCGACTTTGCTAAATGTGCTCTCTTCTCCTTCGCCTTCGCCTTCTTCGCCTTCGTCTACGTTTGTTTCTTCATTGTCATCATCCGCCATTGTGTATGTATTCAGGTTATATATACAATAGATTATTCGTTTTCACGGTTCACGTCGTTACGCAGACTCCACCTCCGCGAATCAGCTACTTCACGTCGTTACGCAGACTCCACCTCCGCGAATCAGCTACTTCACGTCGTTACGCAGACTCCACCTCCGCGAATCAGCTACTTCACTCCGTGTCTGTGCCAATACTCTGCTAAATACCGAACAACCTGGCGACGTGAAAGGTGGATACTACGGAATCACCGCGAGAGATAAAATACAGAGTGGAGTAGCACAGCGGACGAAACGATGTATTTCATCTCGCATACATCAATCCACAGTTCCCCGATACAAATGTCAGTACATTATACCGCTCCTCCAGAATATGAAGGTCATACGAATACAAATAAATATTCACATTTGGCTTATTCATACCGATAATCTCTCGTGTGTTCGGATTACAAATTACCTTAACTTCCGCAGCAGTATCCAGCGGCGGATATATTGTCGTCATCTCCAACTCTATCTGATTGAACTTACTCATATTGATCGCCCCACTAGGTTGTAATTCAAATGGGTCCGAATTCAGGCAGAAATTGTAACAGTATATCCCCGGTTTCGCACTTCCGCGAGTCCGCGTATATTTCTCAACATAATTATATACCCCCGCGTCCAGTAAATTCTCGCGGTATTTTCCATTGAGCGAAATCCCCAACATCTGTAAAATGTCACGCTCATTCTCGGATTGAAAATCCCCCGTAATATGAAGACCTGTCAGACGTTTATCACTCGGATTGATACCAGGCCCAATCCCGTTCTTCGGACCATTTTTATCATAATAATAGTGATCGGTGACGAAATCGGGGCGCGCTTGCCACGCGGTTGTCTGAATATCGCTCGAGGCAGTAACGACCTCACTGAACGACCTAGGTCGCCAGTCATCGTCTATCGGTGCGGGTATGATATCATACGGCAGATAATTATATGGCCAGTTGGTATAATTGCTCCACTCGTTACGCATATTGACATCACTCCGCTGGAAAAACATCGTCCACGATGCCACCATTCCCATTGAATTCTCGATCTTGACCTTCTTGTTCCCCGTGACATCATTGAATGTCCAGTCATAATACGACTTAATCATATATTTCTGCTGGTTTGCGGCAAATACTTTCGACTCATCATCCGATAGAAAACAGTATGTCGCCATCAGGTGGACGTCAGCATTCCAGTCTGTCCGAATACTCGGGTATGAGTTGAGTGATAAATCAATACTGGGTGGCGGGTATAAAAACCGCCACATTTGGTGGAGGGGGTTCGTGAAGTCGGGTTGGACGACGGGCCAATAATTGCCAGAGTCGCCAACGTCGCGAATGGTGAATAATTCCTTCACGGGTCGCAATGTCACGTCAATTTGGAGTTGGTTATATTGAAGACATACAAGGGGAAACGCCATTTTGGAGGATAGAGTGAACCACGCATTAATAGGAATGTATATCTTGCGCCCGCGAATAGAGGGTTCCGCGCCAGCGACATTGGATGTTCGATACGCATTTGGATACTGATTCAGACGCGCACCAGAACAGCCTGGATTATATAATTCAGGGACGTGTCCGGTCATTTGGTTGTATAAGTCGCGCTTTGTGTTATCTAGGTCTCGCTCCACAATCGCCGCCAAATTATGGCCGGAGAAACGCTGGAGTGTCATACCACCTACGGAAATCACGATTTCTTTAATCATTTGGGTACCGAGGTTTTCAATCCAGCGAAACTCATAAGGCGCCCACATATCACCGACATTTGCCGGAGGGTGAATCGGGCTCCATATCGATGGCAGTGTCACGCAAACATAGGTATCCATTAATAATTCCGCATATCTCGGCATATAAAACGTGAACTTGGACTCCTCTGTCATTCGCAGTTTCTTCTGGCCGTCGAAATCAATTCTAAACTTTTGAAGACCGAAATTCGTATATTTAAGATAGGTGCTTTTGAAGAAGGATTTTTTTGGGTTGCCATTGAGAATGACATTTTGGTTGCCAGTGGCAATGAGATTCAATAAGCCACCGGTCATTTAGTATTTTATATAGTCTTGTAATAACTTTATATAAAAATCTATACGATATATAATTAACATATCAGCAATGAAAGAATTACAAATAGAAATAGTATTTGTTGGTGTTATTATATTGGTGTTCGCATTATGGAAGATATCAGACATTATCAAGACGAGATGTTATGAGAAGAGACGCGAAGGATTCCTATCGGCGGCACCCGCGCCCGTACTAACGGCTGAACCCGATTTGATTCTTTCGAAAATCCAAGGACTTATTCCTACAAATGTCCTGTCGTCAATTCGTCACGGTGTTCCAGTGCTTTCCACCGAGAATTTTACAGTGGATACAACCGAAAATGAAATGACGATTCATCAACGTAAAAAAATAGCGCCCCTGCCCGCTGCCACGCCCCTGCCCGCACCCGCACCCGCACCCGCGCCCGCGCCCGCACCCGCACCCGCACCCGCACCCGCACCCGCACCCGCACCCGCGCCTAGAGTAAAAGAAGGTCTCGAAAATCAGGAGAATCCCGACGCAAACATCAAAAAATTCATCGACAAGAACATCACATCCATCAATCCAGAGGACAGTCAAAGCCGGTTTAAGTTGCGCGATTATTATATCAAGTCTGCGTACAACGCATTCAACCCCGATAAATTCAAGAACTCTACTGTGAGTATGGATGCGTGTCTCTACGCACTGGCGCGTGGTTGTCGTTTCATTGATTTCGAGGTTTTTTCGGTGGATAATCAGCCAGTCATCGCGTCTTCTTCAGTAAATTCATTTAATTATAAGGAAACGTATAATCATATTCCGGTATCTGACGCTTTCGAAGTCATCGGGGGGTACGCATTCTCTGGGTCCAAATGTCCCAATCCAGGCGACCCATTCATTATCCATATGCGAATTATGTCGAAAAATATCACAATGTATGACAACTTGGCGAAGGTCATTGTGGGGAGCAAGACCGTTGCGCGAAACTTGCTTGGTCCGAAATATGGTCGCGAATATCAATCAAAGGATTTAGGCAATGAAAATCTCACCGATTTCAAGGGGAAAATCATTTTGATGGTCGATGGGACGAATTCGGTATATCGTAAAACGAAACTATTTGAGCTCATAAATATGAGTTCCAATACGATGTTTCTTTCCAAGTATACCTATTTTGGCGTGAAAAATGTCGGCGACCCACAAGTATTTAAAGACGCGAATAAGAAGAATATGTGTTTGGTTGTTCCGGATAAAGGGGGGCGGCCCATCAATGACGGGCACAATGGGCCTTTTACGTGGGGGTGCCAAATTGCGACGATGTGTTTTCAGGAGGAGGCACGCGATGAGAAATTGAAGGCATATGAGGATAAATTCGCGTCGGTGGGGTATGCGTTCATTTTGAAGCCGGAGGATTTGCGTTATGTTCCGATTACGATTGCTCCGCCAGCACCACCCAATCCGAAAGCGTCGATGGAATCGCGCCCGGCGGAGGCGGCTGGTGGGGTTAAGATTACTTTGTAAAGTAAATTCTTAATTGCTCCTTGTAAATTCTTAATTGCTCCTTGCGCCGTGACCCCCAGGGGGTCACACTCCACACGCAATTAAGAATTTATGATACATTATGCCTACGGCCGATTCAAAATAAGAATGTGGAGGCGAGACGTGACGACCGAATTGACGACGACTGTCCGAGTGTTCGGAGCGAGTGGATGCGAGACGAGACGGACCGAATTGACGACGACTGTCCGAGTGGAGGCGAGACGAGACGACCGAATTGACGACGACTGTCCGAGTGTTCGGAGCGAGTGGAGGCGGAGCCGCAACGAGCGGCGATCACGAGTATTACTATTTTCTAATCATATGATAACTAACATCATATTATTCATTATTCATTATTCATTATTCAGAATAAACGTATTTGAATGTCCCGCAAGCACAAGCACGGCGACGACACGACGAGCTACGATGAAAAAGAGCTCGAAATCCTGCGCGATGCAGTGGATCTAATGGAAAAACGAAAGGGTTCGAAAATCATCCAAGACCCTCAAGTGAAAAAAATCATCTCCATCGTCGAGAAATTCATCGCAGATAAAAAGCTCGTATGTTATGGCGGGACTGCCATCAATAATATTCTCCCCGAAGACGCCCAGTTTTACAACAAAGACATCGAGCTTCCCGATTATGATTTTTATTCAGATAACGCACTTGACGCCGCAAAAGAACTCGCGGATATTTATTACAAGGCCGGATACGAAGATGTAGAAGCCAAATCCGGCGTTCATCACGGCACGTACAAGGTTTTCGTTAATTTTACGGGAATTGCGGATA